CTATAGTTTTATTATCATTGAATACCATGAACCATAAAAGATAAGCAGCAGAACAAATGGTATTGTGATGTAATATTCCTTCAGCAAAGAACGTATGGTCGCCTGTGACTGATATATCAATCATATGTTCTTTTTTATCTGTTTTTATGACTGATTTAACTTCCTCATATCCAAATTGACCGATAATAAAATCACCTACTTTTAAATCTTTAACAAATACTTCGTTGTGGTTGGAATCGAATACTATGTGATTATCCGCACATTCAATATATGAATTGGTTGTTGATAATTGATAACCCTCGTATGGTATAGTAACGTTTATATGCGTTATATCCACCCAACCAGATTCCGATTCTATCTCAAAATCTGAAACTTCAATGGAATCTACGAATTTTCGTTCTACGGTGTCAGAAAGGCAATGCACTTGTCTATTGTTCCTCGGTTATCTTTTGCTGAAAATTTGTTTCTTTAAATTTTTTCCAGACATAAAAATCCCCTAATGTACATTCAAAAATCTCATTTGTTGATTTCTGTTTTATCTTTACCTTGGTATCTATCGACAAGCATTTACCTTGTTGCCGAGCGGTTAAAAATATTACCTTTTTATTGAAGTGATATGCATTTATCATATCTTCTTGATAATCATATAAATCAAATTTTACCACCCCACGATCTGGGTGTACTATATAGATATATTTTTTTATAAAATAAATGGGGTCTTGTTTACATTTTATATACTCTTCGATCATTTCGGGAGTATATTCTACAACTGCTCCCTCCGGACGAAGTTTAGTGTTTCCTCTGAAAGAGAAAAGATTCAATAGTTCTTGAATTTTATCCGGTATTTGAATTGTCATTTTGCCAATTTAAGATGAATTGTCGCAATTAAACCATTACCATTCCGTATAGCTTCTTTGGCTGCCAATAAATGCATCTGTCCTACTTTTGTTTTTGGTTTAATGTTTAAAATATGAGAATTTAATTCTTCTCGTCTAGTATCGGACAATTCTGTCAATTGATCTTCCTTTACTTGAGATGGTATGTGTTTAGCTATTTGAGTATATGGTATTTTGAATGATCTATTTTGAAATTTTGGATGCGGTACTAAAATATGATGTTCATGTGTTGATAACACTGGATGCTCTCCACCAGCAGTTGTTTGTATTTTATCCCCTTGTCTAATATTAGTCCGCATAAAGGTATCTCGTTCTGGGAATTCCCTTAGTTGTTTAAGAGTTGTCATTGGATATTCCTAGTAATCTATACCATGTTTTGTTTTCTTTAGTCCCGTGATATTTTGTCTTTCGCCATTTTTATCACATCCTCCAGTATTGCATACCCTATAACTTTTAGGAAGCCCTTGTTTCGTTTTATCGCCAAATTCTATATGCCCTTGTTTACCACATGATGGGCATGTAAGCGATTGAGTTGTTGCTTCTTTTAATATTTTAAGAGTAGTCATGTTAAATTGCCTTTATGGGTATTATATGTTTTCTTTTTATTTGTGGTGGATCGACATGATATATGTTCTTGCCTGGATGCTCAGGGTCTGCTGTGATATGTTCTGGTGTTAATGGATGTACCATAGGATTTGCTTCTTCTCCTGCATGTTTTCCTGTACCTGAGTCTTTACCACTACCACCACTAATATCAGTAATAGTAACCGCTCCTTTTTCTCTACCATTTACATCGTGGGTATTTCTAGTTGCTTTTTTGTCATATTGCCTGAGGTCTCCATTCGCTAAATTTTTATCAGCATCGAAATCTTCATGCCCAATATGATTTCCATTTTCGTCATACTTATGGTATCTAACTGTGTGGATGTCTTTGATAATATCCTTTTCAGTGCCGCGAGTTTTTGAGCTGCGTCTAGCCCCCATAACCATATATGCTCTTGTATGTGCTCCACCTTTTAAGTGTTCTATTGTTTTATTTTTTCTTTCTCTATTTCCAGGGATAGATTCGCCTTTACTGTTAAACTCTGGGCCTGTGTCTGATCTAGTAATATGTTCTTTGTGTTCATCTGGTCCATTATCTGCCGCATATTTGCTATATCCATAAGCCTTCATTGGTGCTGCTTTAGTATTTTTTTCGCCTTTTTTCCAAGAAGGATGCTCGCCAAAGTGTTTTTCTCTAATACCATTGGTAAGGTCGATATCAGAAGAATCTCGTTGACGAAGATGGGCCACAGAATCTTCTTTTTCCGCTCTCTTATGAAATTTTTCTAACCCGCTTGCTAACAATGCTGCCCCATGCGTTTGGTGTTTAGGGTCTGCTAATGCGCGTGTTCTGGCTAATTTATTTTTTTTTGCGTCGATTGTAGTATCCATACCCTTATTAGCTGCTAAACAAAGCCCACTTTTGAATATGCCACTTTCTTGTCTTTCGGCACCAGCGCCTCCACCTTCGCATCCTTTTGTTGCTGCTGGGCAGGTTCGAAGCATTTTACCGTGTCCCATATTAGCCGCACCTGGACTCAATCTAATACCTCCAACGACTGCACCTTTACCTTTATGCTCACCTTCTGGTATTTTGTAGTCAACACCTGACATCTTGTGCTTCGTAGTAGAAGACACTGCTTCTCCACTGTATTTTAGTGGATGTTCAAATATACTTTCTGGCATCTGATGATTGGTATTTTCTGATTTGCTATTATGTTCTTCTCTTTGTTTCTTGTATGTTTCACCGTGAGTCTTTTCTTCCTCGGTGCGTAAATCTGTATCTTTAAAATATTTTTTTGCTTCAATTACTGAACGTTTTCTTGCTTCTGGCGATTTATTATAATGAGCATCTACATGGTGTTCTAATTGAGATTTGATATCTTTGGGGTGCATTTTCTCTGCGCCTTTATCGAAATCTGTAATCATTTCATCCAATGTTGTATCGTATTCTTCCATAAGAAATGATTGGAATTCTTGTTCTTCTAATTCATCTATGAACTCTTTAAATGAATCGTAGGATATACTTTCGTGTTTCCACGATTTTGCGTTAATAGCAAATTGCTTGCGTTTCTTTAACAATGGGCTATCATCATCTTTTATGACCAATTTTTCTGCCGGTATTTTGCTTCCCTTAGGGACTCCAAGGTCTTTATGCAATGCACCTTTTTTGAGATGTAAGGCCATTTGTGTTAGTTCTGATAATTGCTTTAATGTTGCCATATTAATCTCCGGTATAGTCGTGTGTCTGTTCTGGCAATCTTGTTTTTAATTGGGGCGCCGATCCTAGCTTTTGTGGTTTATGTATTGCCACATATTCTTTATCGAGTCCTAAAGTTTTTAGATGATTATTAGCTATCGATAACACGTCATTGTCGCCAGTCACATGAATACCTGTTTTAAATTTATATTTTGATGGTTCGAACTTATGTACATTTACACCCTTATCTCCTAATTCTTTTTCGATGTGGGAATGTTCTATATTTTCGAGCATAAATTCTTTGAGTGCTTTTAGTTTCATTTGTTTAATTGCTCCTGAATCAATTTATTTAAATCTTTTGAGTTGCCTGTAAAGACAATATTCGTTTGGTTTTGAACTGCTGTACCAACTGTAGGAGAATTTCCCTTACCTATTTTAGCAGTTTTGGCTTCTGCTTTATCTTTATTTATGGTTATAAGTGACTTGTTGACCTCTGCTAGATTCTTTAATAGTCCACTCAATACTTCAACTGCTCTTGGATTTTCCGTTTCTCTGCATATTTTCATTGCTATTTGAATCGCCTCTGAACCTGCTTCAGAAATTTCATAATGTTTAGCTCTTGCATAAAGATGATCTTCATCTTCTGCGCCTTCTGGGGGAACAGTAATTTCTCTATTATCCGGAGTTATTACCACTACAGGTTCTACATTAAAAATTTTAGAAAGAGCATCACTCATATATTTATCTTAATGTCTCTATTATAGCATAAGGGTCTGTTTTAGATGCTGTTAATGGATTTATTTTTTCTTCTACTTGAGCAGCAACTGGGCCACCTTTTGCAAATGTGAAATTAACAAATGCGTCTTTTATGATAGCCGTTGTTACGATATTAGGGCCAAAGAAATCCATTTGAGCTGAGAATGTAAAAATCTGTGTAATTGTTCGTTGTTCTTCTGGTGAACCAGCATATGTGTCTTCTACCTGATATCCCGTAAATGATACTGGGACATCTTTAGTTATTTTGTATTCAGGAAGAATCTCGTAATTGACCATTAAAAATGGCTGAAAATACGGTAATATTTGTTCTACTATTTGATTAGTATCAGCTTTTTGATCTTTAGTTATACAATATAAATTGATTATAACATCATATGGTGTTGGGGGAAAAATCTTTCCACGCATACCATTGAATTCGCCTATAGCATAACATCCATTCACACCAATTTTTCTATCTGGTGCATATCTAATATCGTCAATCTCAAATGCCATGCGAGGCAATGTCATCTTTATTTGTGGCCCTTGCAAATCATTTTGTTCTCTTATCCGAGCAACCCACTTATTTTTTGGTGCATATTCAATTGGTATTTCATATGTCTGTAATTTGTTACCAGCCGAATCTTTTTTCTGAATAGTAATACCACCAAACAGATTACCAAAAGCAACAAAGAATCTTTCTAAGTGTTCATGTGCGAACGGTTTTGTTGAAAATAGAGACATATTATAATCCGAATGGGTCTATTGTTGATGATTTGATTGTAGTAGCATCTGGTACAAAATTAGTTCCATAATCTCTGATTACTGGTAGTTGATTGCCATCTTCCAGAACCAAATACCCACCCTGTTCAAATACTATGAATGATGCGTCTTCCATTAATACCTGATTTGCCAATTTATCTGTTGAATTTGTATTGAAAATATCTATATCTATTACACCAGTAGAAATCTTTTCATTGTTATATTGGAATGCTTCGCAGGTGAGATAATATTGATAGTTTTTACCAAGGGCATAAAATTGATTATCGTGATCTACGAATTTTATCTCCATAAGATATTTCGTCATTGGGTCGTATATCAAATCGCCTTCTCTTGGTCGAATATAATTTTGTATTGAAAATGATGCTTCACCATTGGCTATGAATGCATCAAATTGTGTTTTTACTTCTTTTTCCCATCTTCCTTTATGAACCACCAGTTTATATGAATTTCTAAGTTCCAATCCAAACTTAGAAAACATTTCTTTGTCTCCTTGGAATCCTTGTGAATCTGCTAAATACATTTCTATTGGGATTGCTAACCCGAAATTGCTTATAACATCTTCTCCTATCACCAAATCTTGTATCTGGACATCCCTTGGGAGATAATGATATGTGCTTCCCTGCAATTGGATAGATTCTTGAACTAAACTATCTAATAAGTTCTGTTCATTTTTCTTTGTTTGGTGAAACCATTTATTGACTAGAGATGCCATTAGATGAATACCGATTTTCCTGAGTTAGTATCCATTTCTTATCCTATCTCGAAGTTAAGTGGAGACGTTGAGTACAGTGCCTCATCTTCTAGTTTTTGTATGTCTTCCATGGCTTGCTGATAAATTTGTATACCACTATATGTTAAACCACCTGGCAATTCCATACCTGTATATTTAGAAAGATTGACTCCCCATTGTTTCTTCAATAATGCAGTAACATATCTTTTTAGCCAGATATCGTCATACACTTCTGGGTATAATGTTTCGTCGATTGCTCTATAAATTTCTGCTACAACAACGTCACCAACATTTACCTCTGACCCCCAAGCTATTTCTAGGTATAATCTATTTGATCTTCTGTTGAAATTAAAATTCTTTTCTTTCTTCATTATAAAATCGAGATGACCAAGATAATTCAATGTTTGGTAGTACATCGATGCGCCTGATTTAGTCAATGCTTGCAATTCAGTCATCATGATTTGATATTGCATATTGAACATATAATCGCTTGATCCTAAAATGCTGGAGATATTAAGAATCTTAGTAACCCCAACAATAGTGTCGCCGGCCGGTATCCAACCATTATCAACATCTCCTATTACGATACCAGTTATAGTTGTTTGAATAGCAATATTACCATTTGTAACAACTTGATTAATAGAGAATTTATCTATACCGAATGTACGATTACAGGTTATTGTGTTGTTAGCTATACTGATGATAGTAGCAAATGATTTTCCGTCTAAAGAAGTCAGTTTTTGTCCGACGGCGAACCCAACAGCACTGGTTAATGTGAATTGTGTGCCTGTTATTTTATATACAAGATAATCTCTAGTGATACCATCAAAATGGTATTCGTGGAAATGTTGGACAGCATCATTTATACAATCCTCGATTTGAGATTCAGCTACTTCTATATTAAGTAGAGGTGCTCCTAATTTTCTTAGAGCATAATCTACCAGGTCTTGCCTAGATGAAATCATTATTGCACCTTTGTAAAATCGATACCGCTTTTTACTGCAATATCTCTAACTGTGCAGCTTGTCACTACTGCTTTAGGTTGGTTAGATGCACAAAACCCACTGACATCTTTATTTTTCCAGATAATTTTATAATATCCCAATGGCACCGGGATATGATGTATCCCAATCGATCTGTGGTCTGCTGAATAAATAGCACCAGTCAATACATAATCTGGTGCTATTGTTCTGACTTTTTCTTCCAATAGTCTCCACGATTCTCTGTTGAGTGTTGGTTCCTGTGGAGTCATATTAGACAGTAAAAATGTATCACTCATTTCTGTAGAATTGATTGCATCTGCCGCTGGTGTCATATGTCCTTTATCGAATCCTGTACCAGCATAATCAGCATTTGATGCTCTTCCAGAAGATGGTATTCTAATATCAGAATGAAAATCATTTGTTCTAATAGCAGTATGTGGTTGTGTTTGAAATTTCTCTGCCGAGAAAATCACTTCATTTAATTTTGTATCGAATTTGACCACATAAAATGAGTTACACAGTTCTATTGTTCCTGGAATATCGATTGCTTTGCCAAGAGGATAGAACTGTGGACATGCTGCATATGAGTAAGAAGATATTAGAAGTACCGATGCGACAATTAATTTTTTCATGTGGTTACTTGAGCCTTTAATGTTAATTTTTTTGCTAATGATGCTGGTGTTGGTATCCCATCATATTCCGTTACCCAGCCACACTGTTTATATATAAACTCGACCATTTCTGAACATACCAAACATCCAGGAGTTTGTGGCAATTTCATATGAAATAAAATATTGATTGCTGCTTTAAAAAGATCAGCGAATGAATATGGTATATGATTGTTCAAAATCTGCCATGTGAATTGTTCGACTCCAATAGTTCTTTTTGGGCATTCAAACACGTCGAACTCGGTATATTGAGACAGTGGTACTAGATTATCTCCAGTTGGTTCCATCTGAGCTAACAATAACCTGTCGTTTATCCATAATGCAATACCTACATGGAAATATTCAGAACCAGTGATGAAAGAAACGGATTTAGCAAACCAAGTAGTAGGTCTTTTTAATGCGATCATGTCACCAGATTTTATGGTCGATCTTATATCTATATAATTGCTCATTGTGTTTTAATCTCCAGAGAACTAGTCATTTTGAAAACTTGGTTTTGGCTTGTGGTAGCAACAACATGGATATTGTATGTACATCCATTTATACCACCGGTGATTAGCCTAGATGTCGATGAAATATTAATTGATGGTGTCCAGTTGCCAAAAATTAATTGTGGTTGGGCATCAATACCAACTATAGTTTCTACTGTCCATATTGCAGATAGAATAATTTCTTTATTCCCAGCATCCAATACATCTGTAAAATCGAATGTAATTAACACTGTTTCTGCCGGATCTTTTGGGCTGAATTTATACGCCATTTTTATTTACCAAATAACTACGTTTATTACTACGGTTTGTTGTATTTCTACTATTTGTACCTAACAAATAACTGCGTTTACTACTATGTTCTGTCGTATTTCTAATTCCAATATAAACAGTAAATCTTTCGTCAATAATATATTTATTGTTTATTCGTGTAGTAAACTTTGAGTTATTTCCTATATTTGATAATGAGAAAATCCATATATTTCTATCTATACTATTTACAGATAAATTTGAGAAATTTGACCGAATTGAAATATCTATTAATTTAGATATGTTACCAATCGAAATATTGCTAATATTTCCTAAAATAGATAATGAAGTATCTCTGGTTGAAATTATATTACCTGAAAAACCATTGCTGCTTGTATTGGATATTGATAATGCAGTGTTATTGTTCGGTGGATTTATAATCGACAATGATACTATTGGCGACATACCAATAGATACATTGGTATTTGTTGTACCAATAATAGATGTTGTTGATGTACCGTTTAATGGTGACGATATACCTACAAGACCTGTATTGGAAATTGCAGATACTGAAGATATTACTATACTAGAAGATTGTCCAAGGAAACCAATATTTCCAATAGATTGTACTCCACTCAATACCCCACCTAATGTCGTTATTGCTACCAAATTACCAACAGTGGTATTGGAAATTATACTGGAAATACTACCACTTGTATTTGTTAATACTTGAGATACACTACCTGAAGAAAGGAGTGATGTCGCTTGTATACTATTTGCAGTGCCAAATGTCGATATTGCTGCGGTATTTGATACTCCGGTTATATTACTACCAAATGAACCAGAACCAGTTACTGAATTTATAGCAGCAATAGACGAAACACTGTTCAATAATACTGTAGTGGTTATACCAAATGTCGATATTGCTGCGGTATTTGATACTCCGGTTATATTACTACCAAATGAACCAGTTACTGAATTTACCGCAGCAATGGACGAAACACCGTTCAATAATACTGTAGTGGTTATACCAATAGAACTTATAGTCGTATTGGAAATTATACCATTACCTGAAACGATATTGGAATTTGTTAATAACCCTAAACTTGATGAATTTGAAACAGAAGATAAAGATGACTGTAAATAATATAATACTTGAGATACACTACCTGAAACAGAATTGCCTGAAATAGCAAAACTCAAGTCACCTGTTAAATTGCCTTGGAACCCAGTAGAATTTACACTACTTGCCCCGATAGTAACATTTGGGCTTAGTACACTGCTGACCAATGTCCCTGTGTTTCCTGTCGATTGGGTATTAGATAAAATACCAGAAGACAAAACACCAAATGAGGAAACATTACTGGTTGAAGTTATACCAGTAAAAGATGAATGCAAATCATATAATACTTGAGATACACTACCTGAAACAGAATTGCCTGAAATAGCAATAGTCAAGTAACCA